CATATAAGTTTTAAAGAACGAAAAAAGTTAACGAATGAAATACGTAGGGAATTAAGAAAAACCTTGAAAAAACCGACAAAATAATACTGGAGGTATTAGAATGGAAAGTAAATCTAGCGTTAGTGACGCAACTGAAATCGTTAGTGACGACAATCAGCAGAAACAATCAGAAGAACAAGTAAGTTACGAAACACACAAACGTACTGTAGGGCAGATTAAAAAAGTGAAAGAAGAAAATAAAACTTTAGCTGAAAAATTATCTGGTTACGAATTAGCCGAACAGGAGCGTGAAGAGAAACGACTTGCTGAGCAAGGGGAATTTAAAAAAATTATTGAACTGCGTGATAGTAAAATTAAAGAGGAAGAGGAAAGGCGAAAAGTAGCAGAGGAAGTAGCAGAAACCGCTCATGCAACAATCAGCACAACGTGGAAATTACAAGCGTTCTATGAAAAATTACCAGGAAAACTTAAGAGACAAGAGTATTTAAAGCATGTGGATATAGACAAAATTGCGTTTAATCCAGAAACCGGGAAGGTCGATGAACAAAGTGTCGATGAGGTTGTTAATAATTATATGGAAAAATATTCGGATTTAGTTGATACATCTCATATTGGATCAATACCAGCTGATGCTCCAAACTCTACGACAAACAGTTTAGCCCCTAGTAATTTTAAAAATCTCTCTTTGCCTGAAATGAGGAAGAACATGAAGGATGCCATATCATTGGCAAAACAAAAAAAATAATAAAGGGGTATACAAATGACAACAACAACTTTTAATGCAGTAGATGCCTTAGGTCTAGTTCAAGACTTTTGGAGTCCATTATTTCAAAAAGAACTTAGAGAAAACACCATGTGGGCAGGACTACTAAGAGATCCTAATTATGCCATGGCTGACGTAAAAGGTGGCGACACTTTAAAGATTTCTAAGATTAATAAACCAACTAGTACAGTTAAAACTATTGGTACTGATGCTGATTCTTTTGCCGCATCAGCTCTAGACACAACTCAAGTTGATCTTGTAATTAATAAAAAAGCAGTAAGTGCTTATAAGTTTGAAGAGTTAGGCGTTTTAATGTCACAACTTGAACAGCAAGATTCTGAGATTAGGGAAGCGTTACTGGCAGATGTTAAGCAACAACTTAATGATTATATCGTTGCACAAATTTCTCCCAGTGCATCAGCTCCAGATCATATAATCACAAGTGTAACTGATTTTAATCTAGCAGAACTTTCAGCAGTTAGAACTCTTGGTGCAATAGCTAAATGGGATGCTTTAGGCGAACCATGGTATCTATTAGCTGACCCAACATTTTATTCCGACCTATTGGACGACACCACATTAGCCGCTTCAGATGTGATGGGAACAAGCGAGTCTCCAATGATTCAAGGTCAGTTTGCTAGAAAAAGAATGAATTTTAATATCCTTGAAGATAACTCTCTTGGTGCTGATAATGCTTACGCATTTATTCCTAGCTTCATGAAAGTTATCATGAGTGCTCCAAGATTCAAAATTAGTGATTTACATTCTAACCAACAATTTGGTTATGTTATTTCTGTTGATGTTGATTTTGGTGTTAGGCAACTTGATGACGAAAGGGTAATTTCAATTGCATAGATAATTTTTTAAAAAGGTAATATATGAATAAAACTGAGTTTGGTAATATTGATAGAATGTATGAAAACAAATCGCCGTATAAGCCAATTATAGAATATATAACTGGCAGCACACCGGAAGAGATCCAATCACAATTAAGCCAAATTCAGTTGCCTTTTAATCCAGTTGCAGCTTATGCAATTGGGAGGACTCATTACCTTGTTATCATAGTATCTAAAAAAATAATAAAGAAAAAGAAAACTAAAAAATAGGAGTTTTTATGGCAGCTTTAAGTAATCATAAAATCGTTGGAGGCGCAAGTGCTACCGAAGATTTTTTCACAAATGAAGAAAAATGGATCTCTATAGATTATAATTTTACAAATGATACTGGCGCACAAGCCGACTATGATGTGTTTACCGCTGGTGTAGATATGATCGTTAGGGATTTTTATGCAACTTGTTCTGTATCTCTTACAGGCGCAACAGCTAATCTTGATTTAGGTGTTGGTGCAGGAGCCGCTGAATTATGGTCAGATGTTGATGGTCCAGCTATAGTTAGCACAACTGCTGGCTATTTCGCAGATGCAGCTTTTCTCCCTCTATTATTAGAAGCAGCTGGTAAAATTGTACTTGGTGTTGAAACCGCTAACTTAACAGCCGGTGTATTCACTATGCATTTTCTAGTTAAGAAAATTTAATTAAACTGGGCGGTTTAATCGCCGCCCTTTTTCACGGAAGATTATGGCTATACCACGACAAATAAACACAAAATATAGTTCGGCTATAGATGAAGTTAACGGGCAAACTGTAGTTAGAGCTCTTTTAGCAGGTGGTACAGTAATCAATAAACTAGCTAAATATCTTGAGATGACAGAAACTAGTTCGACAATAGAAACATATAATTATTATGAATCTTCATCCAAGGTAACTTTATATAATACAATTATTGTAACGTATGTAGCATCAGATAAACTTGTGTTAGCATCTGTGGAGTGGTCGTAATGGCTTTCAAGTTTAATCCCTTCACTGGAACACTAGACTTGGTAAAAGGGATCACTCTTAATAAAGTAATGTATGTTTTTGAAGATGTTACGGAACGAAATACTTATTTTGCAGCTAACCCAACTTTATTAGTGGAAGATGTTTTAATAGCAATAAAAGATTCTTCACCGCCTCCAACTCCAGGGGTTAGAAACTACGATTTTAGTAAAGCATATAATAGTCAATATAAATTAACAGCTCTTTAGGAGAACACTATGGCAAATAATATTACAATTTTAGATTCGGCAGAAGTTGAAAAAACCGTTGCAACAAAAGAGTTAGCTGGTGCTGTACATGCTAATAAAATTGTACGTATAGATGAAGAGGGTCATGCAATGGGGTATGTAGATGAAATAATCGATTATCCTGTTGATGTAACAGAAGACGTTTCCCATTATGCAGTACATGCTGGGATAGCATTTAATACCGCTACATACAGCGCGAACGCTGACCAATGGATTTGTTTTACCACTCCTAATAGTACTCATAGACTCCATTTATTATGGTCGATGGGCAGTGAAGGCAACGCTATTTTAAATGTATGGGAAGGCGTAACTGGTGGTGTTGGTGGGGCTGATCAAGTTGTTTATAATAAAAACAGACAAGCAGCTTATGTCGCATCTGGTGTACTTGCTGGCAATACCGCAACAGCAGCGAATGTTCAAGTAGGTATAGCATTTACTGGTGGGACACAAATAAACCCACAAGGGTACTTTAGTTCAAAAAATAGTGTAATTGAAAACGCATCACATGAACTTGTACTAGAAGTAAATACTACTTATGGCTTTCATTTAGATAATATTGATGGCAAAGATGCCGGAATGACTTTACTATGGTTTGAAGTCCCTAACGCTTAAAGGAAAGCATGACTATAATATTTCAAAGATACAATGGTAGTGAATGGGTTGATGAATCTGATTGAGTGAGTTGAAAGATTTTAATAATAACTCTATAAAAGATAAAGATGGGGTTGTGTTGTGTGTTAGAAATTCTTGTGTAAATGCATTGCTTACACCATTGGCTGATGACAAAGATGAAAAGGGTGAAATTAAACTTAAAAGAAGAGATTTAGCAAGGGATATTCATAAGAATGACGAGGTTGACTTAACCTCTGAACAGATCGCTATGATAAAAGAGAGATCGGCAAAAATATTTGTCACTTTAATCTATGGAGCGCTAGTAGACATATTAGAAAATTAATAGGGAGAATGGAAACTGTGAGAAATAGAATTATATTAGATAAAAATGGCACATTAAGCGACTTAACCACTGTTTTAGAGAACTATTACTCTTTAACTGGTACTATTAACCTGGAAAAGACCACTGATTACCTTTATATCGGTCAAATGCACCCGTTTAACCACTTATATTTTAAATTTGACACTCTTAATACACAAGCTTGCACTCTTTCAGTTGAAACTTGGAACGGTTCCGACGAATGGCACGCTGCTGTGGAAATAACAGATGATACTGATGGTTTTACCGCTGATGGCTTTATAACTTTTGTTCCAGATAAGAGTGAATTTTGGGGGAAAGAAGATACTGTAGATTCGGATGGGACTGAAGAGGTTACTGGTCTTGGTGATGTAACAATTTATGATAGATATTGGATCAGAATAGCTACTGATACAAATCTGGACGCTGGCACAAAAATGCAATGGGTAGGTAATTTGTTTTGTACTGATGATGATATTAAAAGTGAATTCCCTTCACTACTACGCAGCACTTATTTAGCAACATGGGAAGCCGGCAAGACTGATTGGGAAGAACAACGAGTCCGCGCCAGTGAATTAGTAATAGATTATATGATTGGTAGAAATATTATAAATTATTCAGGTCAAATACTAGAGAGACAAGTTTTAAAAAATGCTTGCGTCTCTAGAGTTGCAGCACTTGTTTTCTCAGCATTCGGTGATGACTATGTTGATGATTATGAAAAAACTATGAATAACTTTAAAAGTAGAATGAAAAAAGGTGTATTAAAAGTCGATAGAAATAAAGATGGGATATTATCTACCCAAGAGAGTAAAGGTAGGCAAGGGATGATGCATCGATGACAACAAAAATAACAACAGTCTATGATAGAATTAGAACTGAATTAGCTACATTATTTCCTAATAAAAAAGAAATACCTAATGCCTATAATTTAGAAGACAATATTAATAACATCCTAGTTGATAGCTATGGTTTACAGCTTGGTGATGCGACTCTCAGCGAGTTTGACGTTTATCGAACTACTCATGTCAACCAAGATTTTACAGTAGTATTAACTAGAGAGATAGCTAGAATCGATGGTGATAACTCAGTTATACACACAGATATAAAAGCGTTTGCCGAGGATGCTGTTTCAATAAGAAAAACATTCTTAGCTTCAGATGAATTATCAATAAGCAATAGTATTATAAAAGTAGAACATAACAATACGACCGCTATTGAAACAATACGATCAGGAAAATTAAATTTTTTAAAATTATCAATAACCTTTGGCTTTACCATAGCCGAGGACTTAACTTAGGAGTTTTTATGGGTAGTGCCAATTTAACAAGATCAAGCGTAATGGCTTTTATAGAAGAAACAACTGCGGGAACATTAGAAGATGCAACAGCAGCAAGCTTTGTTCCATTAAGGAGTGGTTTTAGTTTAAGCCAAGAATTACAAACAGTAGAAACAGATGAGATCCGTGGTGGGATTGGTGCAAGTGCTCCTGTAGTTGTAGGTGAAAACAGCACTGGCTCACACCCAGCATACATCAAGCATTCAGGCGTTGAGGGAACAGAACCGGAATATGGAGTCTTAATTGAAAGTGCCATGGGTGGCAAATCGGTTGCTGGTACAGAATATAATACAATTGTTGGATCAACTATATCTAAAGTTATCGTTGATAGTGATGAAGGCGCAAATTATGAAGTTGGAGAAGCATTACTAATCAAAGATGGGACTAATGGTTACAGTATTAGAAATGTTGAATCTATTTCAACTGATGATCTTAATCTTAATTTCAATACTTCATCAGCAGCAGGAACAGCCGTTGACTTAGGAAAGGCAATTTTATATAAACCAACTTCGAGTGGACATATAACTTACTCAGCTCACCAATATCAGAACACATCTGCATCAGCTTTTTACCAAGCTGTAGCCGGTTGTAGAACAACTGAAATGACTTGGGAATTTCCAGTAAAAGATTTAGCTGCTCTTAATGTTTCTTATGAGGGGTTAACATATTATTTTGATCCGGCTGTGATTGGTGCAACCAATGATGATTTTGATATTGATGATGATATTGGGAATGTAACTGGCTCAATTACTCAAAAAGCTTATAGAACTCCAATTGCTTTAGCTAGTGAAGTTGCTGCAAAGATTACCGCTGCATCAGCAGATGTTATCAGTTGTTCTTATGACTCTACCACTGGCAAGTATACAGTTTCTAGCGACGGTTCAACTTTAGAGTTAAATTGTACCACTGCAAACTCTGTTTTTACTGAAATGGGTTTTGGCACTTCTGATTTGACTGGAGCTGTTACTTATACAGCAGCCTCCGCAATTACTTTTGACCCAGACGTTACACCAGTATATGACACTAATACAGACCCAGTTATCGTGAGACATTCAGAACTAATCTTTGGTGATATAGACCAAATCACTTGTAGAAAAGCAACTAATGTTTCATTTACCGTTGGAACACCAAAAACAGATGTTCTTAGTATTTGTGCAGAAACAGGGGTCTCAGAAACACTAACTCTAGAAAGAACTTGTAGTATTTCTGCAACAATCGTTTTAGAAAAATATGAAGTAGATCTATTTAAGCGAGCAATGGATAATGACACCACTCAGTTTATGTTAAACACTGGACCAAAAACCGCATCTGGGTCATGGGAAGCCGGCAAATGCGTCAACGTTTGGATGAAAAATTCAAAGATAACATCCGTACCAATCCAAGATGAGAGTGGTTATGTTGTAGTAGCAATTGAAGCGACAGGCTTTATTGATGGGACAAACAAAGATATTTATTTCAACTTTATTTAATCTATTGGAGTCAGAGAATGGAAAAGAAAGTAAAAGATGGAGTAATAGTTTATAGACTACCTAATTATTATGAGTCTCAATTAATCTTAGGTGAAATTGGATTCGGTGTTAAGGTTGAGGGTTGTGATGAAAAAAACCTTGATTATTTAATACTAGGAAGATTGTTAAAAGCAATCCGCCCAATGGTCCAAGAGATTAAAGTTGAAGCTATCGATAATTATGATGATTTATTAAATTCAAAAGAACATGCAAGTGAATTAGTGAGTATAGCTGTTGAGATTCACAACAGCATTTTTGAATTTGATTCAAAAAAAAAGAACTGTTAGGTGAATTAACCAGGGGATGGTTAGGTAAAATAGATTTTGACGATGTTGCGGAAATTGTGGGTGTTGAACATGTTGGAGAGGTTAAAAGTATGGAAGTATATTTAATGAAGTACGATAATTATATAAAAGCAAAAAAGATTGGGGTTGTATTCAGCCCCAGGGATATAACAATGGAAGAGGTTAACGCTTTTTATATAATTGAGAGTGCAATCGAGGCTAATAATGGCTGATAAAGTTGTAATTGAACTCACACTAGAGCAGAAAAAAGCTCTTGATAATTTAGGTAAGTTTGACAGAGCTGTGAAGAAAACTGGGAAGGACACAGTTAAATCCTTCAGTAAAATGAATGGCGCTATGTCTAGTTTTATTGGAAACCTTGGGGCTATGGCTGCTTTTAAAGGGTTTGCTTTAATAAAAAATAGTATTATAGGCACAGTTGATGCAGCAAAACGCATGGAAGTATTCCATGTTCAATTTGAAACAATGTTAAAGTCTGGTGAAGCTGCGACTAAGATGCTTAAAGATTTACAATCATTCGCAGCAAGTACACCGTTTCAATTGCCTGGTATTGCCCAATCAGCAAAATCATTGTTAGCATTTGGTGTTGAATCGGAAAAAGTTATCCCATTGTTAACTCAGTTGGGTGATGTTGCCGCCGGATCCGGTGCTCCATTAACTAGTTTAACCCAAATATTTGGTCAAGTCTCCGCAGCCGGTAAATTAACAGGTGAAAGGTTAAACCAACTCAATGAAAGAGCTGTCCCAATCGGTGATGCGTTAGCTAAAGTAATGAATAAGCCCAGGGAAGCGATAAGGAATTTAGTTACAAAAGGTAAAGTTGATTTTGAAATATTTGCGAAGGCGTTCAAGTCATTATCAGATGAGGGTGGTTTATTTGCTGGTGGAATGGAAAAACAATCGAAAACTCTAGCTGGCGTTTTAAGCACATTGAGTGATAACTTTTTTAATTTACAGTCCGAGATGGGTAAAGCATTTACTCCGCTAATAATCGAAAGTGCTACAACATTAACAGGGATATTACAAGACTTAGCAAAAGAAGGTCCGGCTTTCGCTGCACTTACTGAAGATATAATTGGGTTTACTAAAGCTTTAGTATCTGGCGATATAGCCACTGATAATCTTAAAGAATTTGCACAGGAAAAAATAATATCTGATATTGATGATGAGATAAAAGATTTAACAGAATCAATGAAAGATACTCAAAGGGTGTCCCAAATTATTGCATCCGGTGAATCTTTAGGAATATTTGATAGGTTATTTTACGGTGGGAAAACATTTGACCAATTATTTAACGAGTCCCGATCTTTACAAGGGGAAATAAAAGGTTTAATAGCCCGAAAAGAAAAACTACAAGAAGTTAGCACACAAGGATTATTTTTCGTAGGTCCACAATTACCAGAAACGCCAGACGGCGGTGGTGGTGATAAGGGCGGCAAGGCACTCGCAGCCGAGTCATTGAAATTAAAAGAACTAAAAGAATTAAGATTATTATCAGAGCGAGAAACTTTAGAAGCGTTGAAAGAATTAAAAAATATAGATACTGAAGAGGGTTTAGAAGAGTTCCAGCTCAATCTAGATCAACAAGAGCAATTTTTAAGTGATGAACAAAAGATAAAATTTAAATTTGCAGAACAAAATGCAGCGTCGATCAAAGAGGTTGGTAAAAGAGATGAGGCATTGGCAAAAGTTGCAGCAGATAAACAAAAAGCAGTCGCTAAAAGTTTAAGCACCGAGCTAGGGAAAATAAGAAAAAAAGAATTATCCGATAGAGCTCTGTTTTTATCAACAGCAGCGACATTAGCTAATGCAGAATCAAAAGTTTTAGCTGGAATTGGTAAGGCAGCAGCTATTGGACAAATCGCCATTCAAACTCCAAAAGCAATTGCATCATCTTTTGCTTACGGATCTACTATAGGTGGACCACCTCTAGGATTTGCATTTGGAGCAATCGCAGCAACAGCAATGGCAACCCAAGCGGCGAAAGTTGCCGGTTTATCATTCGCAGATGGTGGTATCGTACCAGGAGCACCAAGTTCTAAAGATAACAGAATAGCCGAGGTAGCAAGTGGTGAAGCAATTTTAACTATGGACGATCAGGTCGAAATGTTTAGAAGACTAAGAGAACCAGGCGAAGGTGATAACTCGATTGTTGAAAAAATATTAAACCAACCTATTATTATTGAAATTGATGGTCAGGTTTTAGCCACAGCACTACGCACAGCAATAACTAACGGAGCGACATTATAATGGTTGAAAAAGTAAAGTTCTATTATAACAATTTAGTCACTGCATCAGCCACAACTTTAGCGGTATCAACAGAAGATCCATTCTTTTTAAAAGAAAATATACAGTCTCCATTATCAACAAAGGTTTGGAGAACTACAGGTTCGACCTCAGGCAACGTTGTTTTCGATTTTAAGACGGTTGAAGCGGTCGACTCTATATTAGTTAAGCCTAGTTTTGTAAATGGTTTTGGATGGAATGGAGCCCTTACAATCGAAGCTAATGCAACCGACTCATGGGGCGCACCAGCATATACCACAACATTAACTCCAAATGCCACATTTGGTCTTGGGTTAAAAACAATTACTGCTGAGAGTTATAGATTTTGGAGAGTAAGCGCCAATGGCAGTACATATTTTGAATTATCCAACATATTTATTGGTTCATTCTATCAACCTGGCAAAAATATTTCTTTAAATTGGGAATTTGACCCAAGAGATTTATCTAAAACTAGTAAAAATAGATATGGACAAACTTATACTGATGTAATCACAGATCAGAACAATATTAGAGCTAAGATAAATTGGCTTACTGCAACAGAACTACAAGACTTTTATACTTTTACCAATTTTGTAGGTAAGAAAAAAGAATTCTGGTTAGTGATGGATGAAGATGAAGTTTTCTCTAATAACCTAGAATTATACGCTGGAATGTATAAATTCACAGCAAGACCAAAACAAACCAACCCTAAATTTGCTAGATATAATGTCAGCTTAAGGATGGAAGAGTGTACTTAATTGTTGATGAGTTAAAAACTAGTTTAACTCAAACAGTCACATTAACAAGAGAAATGTGGCTAAAAGCAATTAGAATAGATTTATATAAGCACAATATTTCATCGGGTAGTATTAAAGTATCAATCAAAGATGGCGATACTGAAATAGGTTCAAAAACTTTAACAATGGCTTTTATAGAGGCAAATGTTCCAGTGAGTAACACTTATCTTCATGGGATGATTACATTTGAATTAAGTAATCCTGTTAGACTACCAAAACAAGACTACCAAATTGTAATGGAAGGGGCAGGCGGTTATTCTTTTACCAGTAATAGTTTTGTTGGATGGAAAAAAGAGTATGAAAATAGGACGAATACCCCAACAGATATAACTGTTGAAGATTTAGATAGTCCACATTCCTTTCAACTTTGGAGTTATCAATAATGGGCATACGAATATTAGATTTTGCAGATACATTTACTAGTGCAAGTGCTCCGAGTGCTGGCACCTTATCAGGTGATCTTATTTTAGCCATAACCTCAAAGTCATACTTTGGTGATGAATCAACAAATGGGAGCTATCGAGAACGGGTCAACAGTAGTGGGGTGCTGGTAAAAGAAAAAAGAGTAGCCGGTGTTTGGACAATATTACAAAGTTGGGGAGACTAAGATGAGAAACTTATTAAAGAGTTTAATTATTCTAATATATTTAATTTCATTTACTGTTAGGGCAGCAGTTATTTATGGAAATAATTTAACAATCACTGCTAGCCCAACAGGGACATCTAGTAAGAGTTTAACTCTAGGTGCAACTGGACAAATAACATGGAATGAAACTAACAACCAATTAGAATTTACCAATGATGGTACAACATATTCTGCTATTGGTTCATCTAGTAGTAACCCAACTTACACTAGCGTAACAGTGACCACTACTGTTGCTGCAACTACTTACACTGGTGACGGCTCTAATTTAACAGGTATTTCTAGTGGGGGAAGCGGTGGTGAATCTACTCACTTCCCAGACCTAAGACAGAATATAGGTTTCTCTATAAGTATAAATGCAAATGCGCTTACAGCAACACTTACTGCAAGTGATGGAGCGACAGCACCTACTGCTGGAGATCCGGTCGATATCTCGTTTAAAGATACGACCGATGGCTCTTGGTATGTCAGATCAGTAACTAGCACAGCGACTATTACAATGCCTGCTGGTGCAACTTTAGATGCTAGTGGTAATTTAATCAATATATATTTATATGCAATTGATAACGCTGGTACAGTGGAGTTAGGTCTAAGTGGAGTAGTTTACCCAGATAATTCTGTAACTGTAACTACTTCTGCAATGAGTGTAGATGCAGATAATGGTTATTGGATTTACACCGACAGCCAATTAACATCTAAAGCATTTAGAATGATTGGTGTATTTGATGCTACTGAATCATCTGGTAATTGGACGGCTGGAAGTTATGAGTCTGTTAATGTAGATGGAATATCAAATTCTATTTTAAGAGTTGTAGATAGAAAAACAAGTACTACTAATGGTGGACATTGTGGCGCTGGTATATGGTCAACCAGGGATCTTAATTATAAATATGGGGCGCTCGCTTTAGCTAAACTTGATTCTAACCAATTAAGATTAGGGCCAGGAACTTACAGGGTAAATGCTTCAGCTCCTTGCTACCAAGCAAATCAACATAAATTAGCTTGGCGGGATCTAACAGGTGAAGGTATTGTTCGTGATGGAGCTTACGGAACCTCCGCTTACTCAAGAGGTGCAGCTGATAGTTCAACGAGTAGATCTTACATAGTTGATTATGAGTTTACTATTACTAGTGAAACATTGTTTGCTCTTTTGCATTTCGCTAAACAGGATGCTGGGGCTAGCTGTTTTGGCGTAGCAACAAATATAGCTGCTTTATATGAATTTTACGCAATGTTAACAATAGAAAAAATTAAATAGGGGTTTAAGGGGTTTATATGAAATATTTATTATTGTTTTTAATTAGTTTTAATTTGTATGCTCAAACTTTACCAGAAGTTATCGGGACTATTTCTGCTGAATATAAGATAATGCGACCGTATAAACATGCTATTATGAATAATCTAGGGCTTAATATTTCTAACCCTGATAAAATAGTGGTTGATAAAATTAAAAGTTTTAAAACTGTGAATCAAGCTAATATGTTTCTTGCTACACTAATGGAATATAAAAATGAATACCTTTTACTTAAAGCTGCTCATGATGCTGAGATTATCACTGAAGCAGAATGTAAAATTCTTTATGTTCAAGCTAAAAATTATAATCCTGAGAATATTTTAACTCTACCTAATGATCAGATAAGAATAGTAATAAAAAAATTGTTTGAACTTGCAAAATGTAGATATAGAAAGGAGAAAGAATGAAAAAATTAATTAGCGTTCTATGTACAGTGATTATTTTATGTACACTGAATGGATGCACTGAAGATGTCCCAGAATTAAACGATCTTGGTAAAATACTTCATACTATTCTACCTATTCCAACATCGTTAGCACTAGAATGTTCAAAGCCTTCATGTGTTAGCTCTGAAATTAAGTCAGGATTACTAGCGCTTCCAATTACTTCACATAAAAAAAGTTTGGATTTAAATGGCATTTGTGAAATGGGGGCAATGTTTCTAAAAATAGAATTAGCATCTAGAATAGATTTATCAGCATGTGAATGTAAAAAAGATATTGGTTCAATGGCTAGTGATTTATTCGTTAAAGAAGTATGTAGTCGGTTATGAATAAAACAG